AATACGAAGCATTTTTAGAAGAAAAAAGATTAGCTGATGAAAAAGCATTAGAAGAACGTAGGGCAGCCGAAGAAAAATATTTAAATGAAATTAGCTTAGAACGTTTTCAAAAAGAAATTGAAGATCTCGAAACAAATTTACAAGCTGGTTTAAAATATAGGGAAGATAATAGAAATACACAATTAGCGCAAGATTTGTTATTTTTAGAAGAACAGCGTAATCAAGAATTAGCAGCTGCAACAGGTAATGCTGAACTGCAAGCTAAAATAGATGAAAGCTATAATAAGAAAAGAAAAGATATTGAAAGCAAAGCTAATATTGATCTTATAAATTTGCGTATTGAATTTTTAGAAAAGATAAAAGAATTATCTAAAGATTTTATTGACCCGGGTACACTAGCATCATTAAATAAACAAATAGCTGATTTAAAATTACAATTAGAAGAAGCTGGTAAAAGCATTGGAGATGGCATTGAACCGCCTGACCCTAAAAAACTTATTGAACAAATAGGTCAAGTAATTACAGGCGTTTCCGATTCTGTTTTTTCAGTTCTTAATGCTCAGGTTCAAGCCTACATTAGTGGACTTGATAAAGCAATAGATAAAAGCAAATCAGCATTAGATGAAATACGTTCTAATAGTGAAGATTTTAACGCAAGGCAATTAGAAATTGAAAAGGAACGTTTAGAAAAGTTGGAAGCTGAAAGGGCACGAGCTGTTGAACGTGAAAAGAATTTAGCATCTGTACAGTTAGCAATTAACGCGGCAATAGCTATATCAAAGGCGGCAGCTGAAGGTGGCGCGGCTGCACCTGTTACAATTGCACTTACACTTGCGTCACTTATTGCAGGTTTAGCACAAGCGCGTGTAGCAGCTGGTAACGCGTTTTATAAGGGTGTTGAATACTTAGAACGCGGCAACAATAAAGCAGGCCGCGATACAATACCAGCAATGCTAAACGAAGGTGAACGCGTAATTACAACCGATACAAATAATAAATATTGGGATGTGCTTAGCGCCGTACACAATAACAAAATACCAGCGGATGTGTTAAATACATTTTCTAAAGCATATCAGCAAGGCGGCATTAAAAACGCGCTTGGAGCATTTGGCGATAACGTTAGTCTTAGTTCTGAATTAGGGCAAAAATCTATATTTGTGAACGTGGCCCAGACATACGGCGGCTTAGAAAACAGATTAGAACGTATCGAAAATGTTTTAACCGAATTGCCTAAATACATGCCAAAAACAACAGTTAGCGCAAATGCTAACGGTATATTTAAAATTGTAGAACAAAGACAAGCGCGTAAAAACTTCTCGCGTAATTGGTCAAAATGATATAATTTTGTATAAACATTTTAACATTATAAAACTATGCCACTAATTAAATGCTTACCCGGTGATAACAAATGCATTCAAAGAAACATTAGAACTTTGATAGCTGAAGGAAAACCACAAGAACAAGCGGTTGCCATCGCTTTAAACTTAGTAAAAAAATGAAATATTTAATTATAACTGTTATCGTTTTAGTTTCTGTTTTGCTTTATGTTACAATTGACAATAGCAACAAGCTACAAAAACAGATACAGAAAAACGAACAGCGAACCCGTGACAGTTTGTCCCAAATATATGCTAAATTTGTGACAAAATCAGATAGCCTTCAGGCGCATATAGATACGATGCAAACTACATTAGACAAACAAATAAAACAGTTTAGATATGACCTATCCAGAATTAAGATTATTAAAGTACCGATTGTTAATTACAATTCTGTTTCTGACACTTTGCTCATTAGCCGCCTCATGTCAGATTACAAAGGTAGATAACGGTTTTTTGATTAGCCGTGACTATGCTGAATATATAGCCGCGCGTTTTGATAGTTTGGATGCTTATAAAATTGCATACGGCGAATGCGTTAATAGGGCCGTTGATTGTGATAGCATATTATATAGTGCTGAATCTGTTATTAAGGCAATGAAAGTACAGCAGAAAACACAAAGCGACATGCTATTATTAAAAAATGAAATGATTCAAAGTTATGAGCGCAGTAATATTATCTGCATTGACTATAAAAAGCAATTGAAGAAACAAACACGTCTTAAAAAAGTGTGGAAAATAACAACTTACGCGTTTATTAGTGTATCTTTGGGCGCGTTAACATATTCAATACTTAAATGAACGGCTTACTAATATATTTTGATGGGATACCTCAGGACCTTGACAACTTCAACGGTACCGAATCTGCAAGTTTTGTTTTTCGCCGCAAAGATGAAGCGGGCGATTCTGCGTTTTCATTTGCCCCTGAATTAACCGTTGTTGGCGATACCTACGAATATGTCAGACAGCAAATAATAAACGCGCCAAATCCAAATATAGCAGCTATACAGGTTTTGATTTACGATACATGCTGTACTAATCCCGATGGCTCAGATAGGTTATTATTTACGGGAAAAATTGAAGGCGGTTCTGTACGTTGGTGCACGTTCCCGACATGTGAGGCACAGGTTACAATAGTTGATAATAGTCAGGATGCTTTGGCAATTAGATGCTTAAAGGAACATTTTCCGTGGGATGTTATAAATAATGATAGTAATGTTACAACTAAAGGATTTGATGAATTTAAAGTTGCACCATGGATGTATTATTGTAATGACCCAAAGCCAAGTGGAACACAAGAAGCAATAATGGTTATAGGGATATTTATTTTTTTAGTTACTGCGCCTTTATTATTTATATTTCAGCTTTTTAATCTTCTTGAAGGATATGACAATAATCTTTTTACTGATTTATCAAATTTAATTCTTGGCTGTAAACGTAGACACATTACGCCATATTTAGATAGTCAATTTAAAAACTTATGCAAACTTTGCCAAATAGGCTATCAATCTTCATTGTTTGATTCTGGAGGTTTCTATCATAATACTGTAAGAATGGATGCCGCTTTTGTACCAGGCACAAAGGCTTATCCTTGGGAAACTTTTGGCGAAAATGTATATCAAGATAATAAACCAAACTTAAATGGCATTCAATTTTTGGATGCACTTAAAGAATTTAATATAGAATGGCGCGTTGTAAATGGTGTTTTACAGATTGAGCGCAAAGATTATTTTTCAGGCGTTCAATGGTTTAATACTGATAACTTGCAAGAAAATCAATTATTATCTATTTGCTATGAGTCATTACCCGAAAGACCTGCAAGTTATGCTGAATATGAATATAGTTTAGATGGTGTTGATAATTCAGGTGATGAAGTAAGACGCAAATGGACAGACCGCGTTATAGATTGGAATATTGCAAATAATCCGCAACAAACAGGTTTATTTACAAAAAAATTACAATATGGCGCTTCGCAATTTAGATTTGATTGGTCAGCTCCTGATGTAAACCCAATTGATAAACCTTTTTATGTTACATTTTATCCTTTTGCTCAAGATGATTATAACAAATGGGCAATGTTTATATCTAAAGGAGTTTTAACATATCCAAAACTAATAAATATTCAAAGTGTTGTAGGTCAAGATTTAAGTAATTCTAATTTTGTTAGAGGTTATGGGATACCTGATTTAATATCAATGTCAAATGGTAAATTTTTATATAATTATCGTTGGCATATTCGTGAAAATCCAATAATAGATATAAACGGCCAATCATACGATACCGCCTACCAGCGCCTATTTTACATAGATGATCCGCGCTTAACATCTGTTAAAACGCGCAAAGTTACTATATCAGTTACGGCTGATTGTGACCTACTTACTACTTTAGACATTGATAAATACGTTACAACTTCACAAGGGCAGGTACAAATAACTGAGATAACCTACGATACAAATAATAATTCATTAACTATTCAAGGCTTAATTTAATGTCTTATACTTACGATAATATACAATTAGATTGCATCGACAGCAGCGGAAATGTTTTATATAATATTGCAACATTTACGGCTGCAACAATACCAGCTGTGCCTGTTGAAGGTTTAGCAATAGGCATTAAAGTTCGCCTAACGTTTACAATAAACAGTTCGGGCGCAAATAGCTTTTTAAATAAACAGTTAAGATTTAACCCGGGGCTTTATGTTTTATCAAATCAAACAAACGCTTTTGATTTTGGATATGAAACATTAAATCCATTAAGCACAACACCACAACAAGCTGTTCTAAATATAGCAAATCCTGCATTGCAAAATATCTATTGTGAGATGTCAAAGAATGCAGCGCCTCACGATGAAGCTACAGTACTATTTGAATTTTACGTAACAAATGACACTACTAATTTTATTTTTGGCAATTCATCTAATTCAAATGTCAATAGATTTTTAGCTTCAAGTGCTTTAGGTGTATCTAATAATACAGGTCAAGTTGTTTACAACCAAACAAAAAATTTAAGTTTAGCTTGCAGAATATTTGATTCAACAAGTTTTTCAGCTAATGCAACTACACCTGTAGGTGGTAATTTTTTAAACATTCTTGTTGAAGCACGTTGGTACAATTCTGATTATGGTGGGTATAGTTTATTGATGCGATATATTAAAGAACTTGAAATTAGTTCAGCATCACAAACAGCCGCAAGTTTGCCACTATTAACTAATGTGACGGCAACAGCTGCACAAACAAATACTACAACACCACCAAACGCAATTTTTACAATAGCAAGCAATCAGTTAGCAGTAGGTGAAGACAATTCTGTAAGGATATTATTAAGGGGTGAAGCTTATAACGGATCTGTTGCAAATCCTGCTATTACTGATGTTCGTGTTTTACTTTTTAGAGTTGATACTGCTGCAAATAATGTTAATTTTGTAACTGACTTATCATTATCAGATGCTTTGATACCACAAGCAACACCGGGAAGCGGTCAACTAAACGGCGCTATTTATTCGCCTTCGGATTGGTTTGAAAACGTACCTGTTGCCGATGATATAGAAGTACAATTTGTTATTGATGGAACACAGCTTCAAGTAAACGGGCAATATTACATAGTAGTAAACATTCATGACAACGTTAATCCTGAATATGTAACATCACATCTAAGCCCGCTTTTAACAGCTACTTACACGCCGCCTGCAATACCAACTATTACAGGTTATCTTAGTACTTACAATACAGAATATAGCGGCAACGAATTAACAATTGCGCCACACCAACGTATTAAAGCAAGATTAGAAATTGATAAAGCAAGCTATGTAACCGCATTAAATGCTATTGGTTTAGTAGGTACTTTTGATGCGAGTGTAGCGGGCATTATTTGTAAACTTACAAACGTACCGGGCGTAGTTAATCAAGTGCAGGGCTTTATACCAGCATCGCCGCCAATTACAACGGCTGATATGACTATTGTAACAAATGATGCAACCGATTTAGTTTTAGATTGCATTTTTAGAATAGCTGAAGAATATGCTGGCACATCTACTGAAATTACATGGACTGTTAGTTTAAATCAGGTGACTACAATTTCAGGCATAACTCAATTAACGCAAATAGATTTTGTACAAAAATTGGATGTTGATGTTTTCGAAAATGATGCAATAACACCTAACTTATTAAGCATTAAGTTTTACGATTTAGACGATTATATTTTAGGTATCAAAACCGAAATAATTGACATTTGCGATGCTGACCAAATAATAGCGCAAGTAGAAAAAGACCCATCCTTTTCAGGTTCTATAAATTTTATTGCTACTATTTACCCTGCAAGCGAAACAGGCGATACTAATAATAATGCCATTGAAGAAGAATCAAGCTGGGCGCCAATTTTAGTACAAATGCAACAGTTAACAAGTGCTAAACTTGCCGATGTTGATGCTTTTTTTGCGCCATCGAATGAAGCTATTTTTAAAATAAACGTTCAACAACTAACACAAGGGCAGCGCTATTGGGTAACAGGTATTGCATATCAGCAAGTGCCAGATTATTGCCCTATTGGTTTGGTTGCGCTTACTTCAACTTCAACTTATAGAACTGTTGGTGTGTTACCTTTGTGGACAATTACAGGTGATCCAACCGCGGTTATAGCTGAAATATTAGCACATCCCGATTATGTAGGTGGTATAAATATAGTTCAAAATAACTTTGTTGATAATGCTAATAGCCCTGTAGGCGTTTTAAGTTACGCGGGCAATATTGTAACAGCAATAAAGATTAGCGATACAATTCCAATAGCTTATTATAGGTTTATTGTTGATGCTGACTTCGACCCGGGAACAGGGCCACACACAATAAGACACGAAATTTTAATATCAGTTCCAATACCTGCGCCAAGTTTAATACCTATTGTAACTTTTGACAATAACTATAAATGTAGCGATTTAGGATAAAATTTTTTAATTTAATTTTTATTTGTATCTTTGCGAATATATGTTAGTAAATTATTCTGTTTCATATACGCCCGAAATTAGTAGGACATATTCATTTAGGCAGCCCGTACCGATTCGGTATGCCTGCCCTGTTTTGCCGCCTAATTTTATGCAAAATGCTACTGATGCTTGGAACTGTAATTTATGCGGTTCTGATTTGCCGTTTTATATTCCGTATGTTGAAGGCGATATTATACCATTTCAAACACAAGTTACTGATAATTATAATCAGCCTAATAGCGTTTTGGTAGCAGGATTTCAAACAAGTACAAGTACATCGCATTATGTTGTAGTTAGTTTATATGATTGTTGCGGTAACTTAGTATCAGAATTTATTGATGATTTTTCAGATAGTTATCATGTAGGGCAAAGCCTTTCAACGGGTAGCATTCAAACGTGGTTTGTTAATACAGGTTTGTTCCCAGCTGATTTGGATTGCTTTAGATTGTACATTGATTATTACAAAATAAATCAGATAACTTTAGAACCTGAAATAGATAAAAGACTTTATACAGAATACTATAAAAAGGTCGAAGGCTGCGGCAACTTAAACGATACTGCACTAATTTATAGTACTTATGCAAATTACGATTGTAACGGTAATTTTTACGGAACTTTAACTAACTATTTAGGTTCTAATAATACACCGTTTTATAATTCGCTTCGTATCTTTGGTACTGTTGAGTTCTTTGGCGATACTGAAGCGATAACAGAAAATGATAGAAATGTAGTTATTAGTAAAGATATAACAGAAAATTACGGCATTATTTCGGGCGCTGTGCCACCGTTTTACATTAAGTTACTACAACAAGCTGTGAGAGGCAATTACGTAACTGTTGATGGTGTGCAGTATCAAAACTTTAGATATGATTCTAAACCTGAAGATAACCGTATGTTTTTGTTAGATTTGTCATTTGACAAAAAATGTCGATTAGATAACAAACAATGTAGATGAGGTCGTAATTCATTTACAAATATTTAAAAACAAAAAACATGAATATTTCTTTTATAAATGGGTTTTTGGGCGCGTTCGGTGTTTGCCCGCCTTGCATAGACGAGGATAATGCCCCTAACTACTTATGCGACCCTTGCGATTCAACTGTTTATTCAGGTGGTATTGCTGGTTGGTTTGCAAAAAAATGTAACTACGAATTTGCCGATATTACAGATTCTACTGAATGGGAAACTGCAATAGCTGATAAAAACGTTTTTGGCCGCGTTAACGGTTCACGTATTAGCGGTGGTTTGCCTGCACCTGAATTTACTACTAAAAAGCGTGGTAGCTGCGGTCAGGAGGAGGTAGTAAAACAGTCGCGTGTTGTTTCACTAACTGATGCTGAAAATGATCTTACATTTACTATTGATGCGCTTTACAATTTCCTATCAAATCCTGCTAAAGCTGCTGGTTATGAATTTGGTTTTGTAACTTGCGATGGTAGTTTCTTAGGTTGGTATTCAAACGTAACTGTTAGACCTTTTTATCAGATTGCTGAAACTGATGAAGATGATGCTTACTGGACCGTTGAATTTAGATACAATGAACAGCTTGGTACATTTAGCCAATTGTCTTTAGATTTCTTGCTAACACTACCTTATAACGTTTGTTGGGTTACTTCAATTGTTGTAACAGGCACAGGTAACGTAACAACTGTTGCTGATGGTGCTACATTACAAATGCTTGCAGCTATCCTACCATTAAACGCTACTGATGCTACTGTTACATGGTCGGTTGTTAACGGCACAGGTACTGCTACTATTTCTGTAGGTGGTTTGCTTACTGCTACTGCACCGGGTACTGTTACTGTAATTGCTACAGCTAATGATGCTTCGGGCGTAACTGGTTCACTTGTAATTACAATTACACCATAGTATTTATAAGGGCGGTTATATAATGTAGCCGCCCTATTTAAAATCAAATAGAATGAACATAGAACAGTTTTACGAATTTTTAAATACTGTAAATGCTACAATACTAAATCCGCCTGTACACCCATTTAAAGCGGATTGGAAGCGTATTTATGAAAGCATTAAGCCTCACTTCTACGGTGAAGTGCCGCCTGCGTTAGATAAAGCATTTCCAAATGAAGATGAACAGATATTAAACTATCGTAAAAATACATATCAGCCTAAAACAGAATCGCCATTGGTTAAAGCAATAACCGAACTGCATAGGCTTCTAAGTTCAGCTAAGCATTCTGTTAGGTTTGAAAATATGGACATGCAACAATTTGCAGAAAATGAAAAGTTTGGCGAAAATACTTTGCAGTCTTTTGTATTTTCTGTTTTTATTCCTAATCGCGTACTTGATCCGAACGCCGTTTTGCTTATCGAACCTAAAGGCGAGGGTATTGAAACCGATAACGTGCGCGTTAATGTAGATATGAAAGTAATTCAGTCTGATAGGATTGTTTTTAACGACCCTGAATACAGACTTCTAATATATAAAGGCATATCAAAAAATAAATATGCTACATTAGGTATTGAAAATCCGCTATACTATCATATTGTTACCGATATGTTTTACGCACAGGCCCGCGCGTATGGTGACAAAACAATGTTTGAAGTTATCTATGAACACAACAGCGGTATAATGCCGTGGGTTACGCTTGGCGGTCGCGTTGTACCTAAATATGATTCTTATGGCAATACGTTTAAAATTTATAAGTCTGATTTTAGCCCTGCAATACCGTATCTTAATGATGCTGCTATATTTGACAATCAGCATAAATCGGTTATGCTTGCGACATGCTTCCCTATTAAATTTGTTGAAGGGGTTGATTGTAACAGTTGCAATGGTGTGGGCCGCGTACCTGATCCAAATAACTACGATAATAGCATAACTTGTAAAACTTGTCACGGGCACGGCAAAGTGCTAAGCATTACGCCATTGGCAGCGTATAACTTAAATCCTACTACATCTAAGTTTGGAGATAATGATAAACAGCAAGTTGAACCGATAAGATATTATAGCCCTGATGTTTCAACTATTCAAGAAACTAACAAAGTAGCTTCTGAGGCGTTAGGAAAAGCCGAACAAGTGCTAAACATTAACCGCAGTTTAAAAGCTGCTCAATCGGGCGTTGCAAAAGAATTAGACCGCGAACCTGAATACATAGAAGTAGGTAAAATATCAGATGATGTTTATGCGCGTTATAAGGATGTTTTGCGTATTATTCAGGCCATTGTATTTATGGATACTGAAAGCGCAATTATGGTAAACCCGCCTATCAGTTTTGACCTTAAAACAGAAACAGAATTGATGGCAGAATTTGCACTATCACAAAAAGGTTTGCCGACTGCTATACGTTACGAATCATATATTAGCTATGTTGATCGCCGTTACAATTCAGATGCAATAGCGCGCCAAATAGCTACCATTTGCGCTATGTATAACAGCGCTTATCTTTATACGGTAGATGAACGTGTTAACTTGTTAGCATCGGGCCAAATAACTGAAAAGGATGCAATTAGCGCGCAGTTTGTTTTTGATGCTGTTACAGAATTGTATTACGATGAAGGCTTTGATATTATGAATAATGATTACACAGCTATTAAAAACGCTATTGATGCAAAGTTAGCGCCAAGGTTTGATGCTGTTGCAAGTAATGTAGTACCTGAAATTAATATGGATGAATTTAATAATGCTGAATAATGGATTTTAATAAACCCGAACGAATTAACGACAAAGCATTAGAAATTTTACAAAAGCGGTTTAATAAAGTAGAACCGAAATTTGTAAAACAAGTTGTTGATTGGATAAATAAGTTTAGAACTACATCGGGCAATTTAGTAAGGTCTAAAGAAAACATAGCGCGTTTAAGTTCGTTTAAAACTGCTATAAATAGGTTCTTAGAAAAGGCTGGATATAATGTAATGGTATCGGCTTTTTTAGAAAACTTTGACGAAATTGGCGCTAATACACAACTTGCGCAACAAGAATTGAACGGCATTGATATAACAAAAAGTTTTTTGAATCCATTTAGAAGATATGCTGTTAATAATGTTATTGCGGCGATGCAAGGTCAAGGCTTAAATGTAAACCTAATAAACCCGCTTAAAAATGAATTGCTAATTGCAGTAAATCAGGGCAGCAGTTTAACAGATGTTGTAACTTCGATTGCAGGTCAACTAACAACAACTGAAGCAAGGCAAGGCGTTTTAAAAAGAATTAGTTTGCAGGCATCACGCGATGCGTTATTACAGTATGATGGTGTAGTAAACGAAGCGGTGCGAAAGTCTTATAAAATGGATGCTTTGCTTTACGTTGGTTCAATTGTTAAGGATAGCCGCGCACAATGTGAACGGTGGGTTAATGAAGATAAAAACGGCAAAAAAGGTTTGATATTATTTGAAGATTTGCAAGATGAAATAGATTGGGCTGATAATAACGGTACAGGTATGATACCAGATACAACGCCTGAAAACTTTTGTCAGAATCGCGGCGGTTTTAATTGTAGGCATATCGCTTACCCGGTACGATCGCAAAACTATATTATAAAATAACACATGAAAAACTTTCAAAAAATACTTAAAGATAGAGATTTTTATCACGGTGCCATTGATGGTATAGTTGGCCCGTATACTCTATCAGCGGCAAAGACGTTTATTGACCGTGAAATGAAAAAGCGAGGTTGGGTTCAGCCAGTTAATGATTTAGTTTGGGTACGAACAGACCAAACATTTGATAATAAGTTTTCAGATTATTGCATAAGATTTAATAACCGCGTGGCCGACATGATTTTACCATGTAGCACTACACCCGGCGATTTCATAGTTTTCAATCCGCTTACGGTTGGCGGCATTACAGGTAGTGCTGTTGCATGTGAACAGCAAGTAATCGGTTCGCATAAGTTTGTTACTGCACGTGATTGGAAGCACCTTTGGTTGAATGCTCCGTATTTTTTTCAAGCGGGTGCAATAGAAATTTTCCGCGATAATACACGTGACCGCAAATTAGATAAGGCAGTTAAAACTAAAGGTTGGTACGGCATCAACTTTCATCGTGGCGGCATCGGTCATGCTGTTGATAGTTGGTCAGCTGGTTGTTTAGTTGTTCCTGATGCGCGATGGTTCGAAGCTATCAAAATATTTCAGCCTAACCAACTTATTAACTTTACACTAATAGAATTATAGCATGTTAGTAATAAAAGCAAAGCATAAAACAAACGGTACTGAATACCAATTTACCCCCGCGCAATGGTATACCGAACAGCAAACAGGTAATTATAACTATCTCGGTACTATTCACGTATCAGAACCAGCGCAACCAATTCAAAGAGCTATTACACCACCTAAACGCGGCTGCGGCTGCGCAAATAAACGTAGATAATATGCCAAGATTTCACAAATTTGTAATTCAACTTGAATACAATGAAGAACCGTTAAAACTTGAGGAACTTCAAAAAGATTTTGATGAAGCTGTTAAAATTGAAGACTACAAAGCAGCGGCAAAAATCAAAAAACAAATAGATGAACATCTAAACACAAATAAAGAAACTGAATTTGTTCTTGAACTTGAAGACTATTGTTATATTGATCTTGATGAAGTAGCAACATTCTATAAATCTGAATGGGATGATGGCGAAAAATTTACTAAGGTTATTTTAAAAAGCGGTTTTGAATTGCCGCTAAGTATATCATTTGAAGATTTTACTAAATTTTTTTTTAACATAAACACACGTGAAAATGCTTGACAAATTTGTAGAAAAACTGGGTATTGAACCCGAACTAATTTCAAAATTAGAATCTAACGAAATTACATTAGATGAAGCCGTAACAGGTTATGTATCTAAAATTGAACGTACTGTACAGGAACGTTTAGGCAAACAGATTGAAGAAGCTAAAAGCGCTGAACTATTCGGCGCTGCATACGCTAAAACAGAAAAACAAATAGCTGATGCTTTTGCTATTGACCTAAAAAAATATGAAGCAATAGACAAAAAAGATAGATTTAAAACTATTGTTTCTGACTTGAAGAATAGCCAAGTCGAAATGATTGAAAAGCTAAAGCAAGAATATACATCTGCTGATGCGCAAAAGTTGCAACAGCTAACGCAGCAGTTAGAATTAGCCAATGCAAAGCTAAATGAAAAAGAAATGTTAATGCAGCAGGCTATTAAAGAAGAACAAGGTAAATTTCAAAGTTACATCAAGAATCAGCAAATAGATAAGGTCCGCGGTTCGCTTGTTGAATCTGTAAAAAATGCACGTTTAGCGCCTAAAGAAATGCGGGCAATTTTAGAAGCCGAAATACGTGAGCGCGGTTTTGATTTTGAAATTGATTCAGATAGTAACATTTGGGTTAACAAAGATGGAAACCGCGTAAAGCATCCATCTAAACCAACGGAAAACCTAAAGTACGAAACGCTATTTGAAATTATTGCAGCTGAATATAATTTCGAAAAACAAAGTAACGGTGGGCAAACAAAAAGTTTTGAGATTGACGAAAAAACAAAAAGCGGTATTCACCCAGCGCGATTAAAATACATGCAAGATAATGGTTTAATTTAGTTTGTAAGTTTGGTTTAAAGTTTGTCAGGGCAGTTCGAAAGGGCTGCCTTTTTTAGTGCAAAATATTCTATAAAAAATTTATAAAATTATTTATTTTAAAACATCTTATCTTTGCAGTAACGACCTCTCACAAAAATAGGGTGCTGCGGCACAGAAAAAAAACAGAACGCAGGGCAGCGTGGAAATGCCTAATAAAAAACAATTTTTTATATTATTAAATTACAATAAATGTCAACTATAAAACTCGCTGATGCGTGGAAAATTATAGACATATCGCTGAATAATAACAGCGGAATGCGTTCTATGCCTTCACCAAACATCGGTCTTTTGCAATTGCTTGTAAGTGCGGCTAATAAGTCAGCATCTCAAGTAAAGCTCGGCAACGTACAAGCTGTTGAGCAAGGTAACGGTAAAGTGTACAAAGTTGCACGCCGTTTTTTTCCACGTCTTTCTGAATCTAACGCTACAAGTTTAGAATATTGCCCAACTGATGGTGATGTTGTTAAGCCGCTTTATGATGAAGTAGAAATTACTAACAAAACAGTTTCTCAAAAAATTAAAATTGATGATGAACTGATTCGTTGTATTAAAGAAAGCCGCGCTGATTATCAAAACAGCTATGTTAATGAAGTTCTTAGAAACCACATTAACAAATTAGGTAAAGAAGTTGCAACGGTTGTTGCTAACGGTGGTTTTGTTGGTTCATTTGTTAAATGCGATTGTGCTGACCCTGCTGTTACTTCTAAATCTTTGCCTTTGTTCCTTAGTTCTGGTTTAGGTATCAATCCTGTTGGTGAATCTATCTTAGATAGCGACAGAAAGCAAGCTGAAATTGAACAACAATTGATTTTGGTTGGTGGTACTTTGCTTGACCAATACCGCAAAGCGCGTGTTATTGCATCTGGTAACGATAATGGTTTTGATGCATCTTTGCTTGAAATCACACGTTCTATCTACTACGATACTAATTTGCCAGCTGCATTAGGTAATACAAGCGATATTATTGCAATGGCACCGGGTGCGCTTCAACTTGTAACTTACGCAAAGAACAAAGGTCAGTTTACTTATGACTTTGAAGACCAAATGCGTACTACAGTTGTTGACCCATGGTTAGGTATTGAGCATGATGTTGTTATGTCTTACGTTAAATGTAATGACGAAATTGAACTATACATTCAATTCGCTACTAACTGGGCGGTAGTTGGTATGCCTAAATGCTGGGCAGTTAACGACTGTTTATTTGATGGTGTACTTGATGTATTTAAATATCAAGTTGTTTGCGCTGATACAGGATATTGCGACATTGAACCAGCTTGCGGTTTTGTTGCTGCACCAAATGCAACTGATGCAACATTCTGCGAATCTGCTGATGCTTGTGAAGTAGCATGTAGTGCTTTGTTCTATTCAAGAGAAGTTGAAGTTGAGCAATTTGAAGGTATTGAAGTTGATGTTACTGATGCTATTGCAATTCAAATTAACGGCTTACCATTCTCAGTTGGTGGTACTTTTGATACAGGTACTTCGGGCGGTGCTAATGGCTTTGTAGCTGCTGCACAGGCTGCACTTGCAAGTGTAGGTTCTATTTACACAGTTGCAGGTGGTTGGGATGGAACAGCATTAACAATCTATGTTTTAACTAATGATACAGTTACATCGGTTGTTATTGTTTCTGCCACAACTACAGATGTTGCGCTTACTGTTTCTACTGAAACACTTTACAATGTTTATAGTGCTTCAACGCCTTCAACAGGTGCGACACTTACAAACCTTGACTGGGTTTTAGATTCAAATTCATTTGATGGTGCGCCTACTGCACAAATTTTAGGCGAAACAAATGTATATGGAACTTATAGCAATTTCTACACAACAAGTACTAATACAGGTGCTGCACAGCTTATCATAACTGATAGCGCTGCATGCAACGATACTTTTAACGGTACAATTTAGTTTTAATGATTCGGGGGCGGGAAACCGCCCCTTTTTAAAATAAAAACACATGGTAAACTATTCAAAAAAAATAGCACAGGCATTAACAATAATTCGTAAATATTATAGCGCGGTAAATGTACAGCGTACAGATAACGAAGATGTTGTTTATTTATTCGACTATTCAACACAAAAGAAAACAATAGGCAGCATAAAGATTAACAAGGCTGTTGAAAAGGCTGTAAAGCAAAATGATTTTCCAAAGGATATTTATTATTCAGAAGGTTTATTATCTGTAATTAAAATAGAAGAAAATGTACAACAACCCGAAACCATCGAAGCCGAAACCATTGAAGCCGTTGAAACCGAAAAAATAGCCGAAACTGAAAAGCCAAAAAAACGCGGTCGCAAAAAACAAACTGAATTAGATGCTGAATCTTAATACACCTAATTGCTTAGATAATTATATTATATCATTGAACGGCTGCTATCCTGAAGGTACAGTTCCGACAAGCGGTTATTATTTAGAAAATCTTGAAGGGTTAACTATAAATAATGTTGCAGCGGTTAGTAGTGAAGCATTGGTTTCAGCTACAGAAACAGTACGCGAAAAGATGTATTTTGCTGCTGATATTGTAGAAAAGCGCTTAAAGGCCGTTTTAAATGCGCGTGGTATAAAGCTAAATAGCATTGGCAGTTTATATTCTGTTTGTCAGGTTAGTAATATTTCAGATATTCCCGTTGCTGCTAACCGCGGCATCAAAGTATCAAAAAAATGGATTAGTAGCCCACAAAGCCGTATTTTTGTAGATTCTGTACGTTTTAAAAGTACGGTCAATGCAAGCTCAACAATTTATGTAACTGATTATGCAGGCAATATATTATTTAGTCAGGCTGTTACTGTTTTTGCAGATACGGAAATGCACATATTTGTTAAAAAGTTTTTTAATGAAGATGTAATTTTAATTACGATAGACACTACTAATATAGCGCCTTATCTGTATACTTGTAATGCTGCATCTAATTGTAAGCCCTGCGGTGATATGGTGCTAAATGTTGAAGGTTGGAACGGTGTTAGTGCTTCTGCATCGGGTTATTTAGGCGCGTGTGTACGTGTTGATTGTGTTGATACTGATATTATTTGCCAGTTTTTAGACCGATTAGGTATGACAATTCTGTATCAAACAGGTGTGCAAATTTTAAAAGAATGGGTATCGCCTAACAACAGATTAAACCTTATTAAAACGCACGGTAACGAATGGGCAAATGTTAAAATAGCTGAGTGGGAAAATGCCAGCATTGAAGCATTAGATAATGAAATTGATAATATTATTCAGCTGTTAGAAACTGACCGCTTTTGTTATAGATGTGAACCAAGACTTAGAATGTATTCAATGTTTCCCGGCTAATGAATATATCTGAACGCTTAGAAATACTTGCACAGGTTGTAAATGATGATAATACAGCGCGTAGAATATCTCAAGCTGCCGCTATTCAAGTCATTGCAGAATATAAGCAAAGGATATTTTTTTTAGGCTTAGATACATCAGGCGGTTCAATAGGGCAATATTCAGTAAATCCGTTTTATATAAATCCGTTAAGCCTTACAACTGTTTCAGCGGGCGGTATAAAGCCACAAGGCAAAAACGGTCAAAGTGTTTTTAAAAATGGCAATCCGCATAAAACAAAGTATTTAACACAAGGTTATAAAGAACTAAGAGATTTAACAGGCCGCCAATCAAATACAGTTGATTTAAATTTTAGCGGTTCATTATTTCAAAGCATTAAAGTAACTGAAAGCGGTAGTGTTAGCGCAATTACTTATACAAATGATGAAATGGCAAATATAATGGTTTTTAATGAAGATAGGTTTGCAAAAGATATTTCAACGGTATCAAATGAAGAACGCGAAATGGGCGAAACGGCCGCACGAAATGAACTATTAGCAATTTTAGAAGAAATAGATTTACTATAATGTACGTAACACAAAACATAATAACCGAACTAATTAAGCAAATTGATACTGCAATGGCAGCCGTAAATGTAAACGTTAACGGTAATGGCATAGCTGTAAAAGATACTGCTGGGCAGGTTGTTACTTTAAATGTTACGCAAAACGGAACACGAAACTATGTTGGCATCACAGACACCTCGGGAGCGGGCTATTATATCCGTACTAATGGTATTGTTTCGGAAACAAGAAAAGCAGCAAATACAAAGCGCGGAAGTTGTGGTATCGAATTGGATGTGCGTGTTCCATTTAAATTAGTTTTTTGGAACTTATGCGCTGATCCGCGTATGTTATTAGATTCGGTTAAGTTTGCGCTGTATGGTGCGAATTTTAAGAACGTACAATGGCAATACGCAATAGTTAACCCGCGTTTGTTCCCAGTCAGTAATGAAATACTACCATGGGTTGTATACTCAGCTGAAACAGGCAAAGATGCAAAGACATTGCAAAGTTTAATGCAAATAGTTAGTATTGATTTTGAATTAAGATATGATTTTAGTCTTACAGAAAAATGTAAGCCGTTTACGATATGTTAAGAATCACTATGCCGCCATTTTCGCTACCTTGGGGCAATTAGTAGGGGGTTGGGATCAATACCCCCTTTTTTAGAAAATATTTAAATTTATATATATGGCTTGTTGTAATTGTTGTGAAAATACGTTAATTTTGGGCTGCATTAACAGTTGTGATGCTGTATTTGATACGGGTATTGTTGTTGATGCGCTAAATGAAGGCGTTTGGGTTTTGCAGCTTAGTTTTGGTAGTATTTCTATTTATTACAGCATTGATGTTTTAGATGGTGAAACAGTTATTTTTACAATGACAAACCTAAATGAAAACTACACATATACTGGACAGATAATTGACCCTAACGGCGAAATTATTAAAGTTGTAAGAGATGGCATTGAATACGATTGTATTGAATTTAGTACTAAAGTAGGATTATCAAATAATCAAATAAACTTATAAAAAATGATAGACATAGTAAAACTCGCAAATGGTAATGTAGCTATTTATGATTCGACATCGGGCGATTTCATTAACAGCCTTAGCCCTGACATAGTTGAAATTGAATGTAACGTTAACGGCAGCGTTAAAGTAGTTCAAGACAACGGCAGCGTTGAATACATTGACCCAGCAACAGTTCAAAATACTGAAGTAGTACCAGCAGCCGCAATACCTTTTACAGGTAATTGTGCCGACTTAGCCCAATTGTTAAGTACTGATTTTTTTTTTGTAGTTAGCGGTGGCGGTGGTTCACAAGACTTAGCAAGTGTTTTAGTTGTTGGTAATTCAGCAAATGCTGGAATTATAGACTTGGATTATTTGGATTTTGATACAGCAGCAGCACATTCTGTTGGTGTTGGTGAATTGGCGTGGAATAACACAGATGGTACTCTAGACTTAGGTTTGCAGGGTGGTTTAAAAAATAGACTTGGTCAGCAATTAGTAGTTAAAGCACGTAATACAAGCGGTTCTTTAATAGCAAAAGGCAGCGTTGTAAAGGTAGTTGGTGTTGCAGGCGGATTCGTTGGTATAAACTTGGCACAAGCAGACAGCGTTGCAAATAGCGAAACAGCATTTGGAATTGTTGCCGAAGATATTGCAGATAGTTCAAATGGATTTGTGGCAATAAACGGATTAGTACACGGATTAAACACAAACGCATTTACAGAAGGTGATATTCTTTACCTAAGCACAACAAGTGCTGGAGCAATAACAAATGTTAAACCTGCATCACCTAATTATATAGTTGTGGTTGGTTATGTCGCTAAAAAAAGCGCAACCGATGGACATATTTTATTGCATGTACAAAACGATACAAGACAAGCTGTAGAGATACAATTAGCTGCATCGGATGAAACTACAGCACTAACAACGGGAACGGCAAAGGTGACCTTTAGAATGCCTCACGCAATGACGCTAACAGGTGTTAGAGCTTCTTTAACAACGGCACAGGCATCAGGTTCTATCTTTACAGTAGACATAAATCAAGGCGGTTCATCTGTTTTAGGTACAAAGCTGACCATTGACAATACAGAGAAAACATCTGTTACGGCTGCAACACCTGCAACAATTACAACATCTGCGCTTACAGACGACAGCGAAATAACAATTGATATCGACCAAATCGGGAACGGCACAGCAACTGGTCTTAAAATAACTCTAATCGGAACAAGATGATAATAAATCCTTACGTTTTTGGTGCTGCTTATGACCCCGATGCTCAGGCATTTTTTACGGCTTCGGGTTTAACAGGTGCTACAAATTTAAACGCTGTCAATCAGCTTGTTTTAGATTTGAAAGCAGCAAGCATTTGGACAAAGATGAAAGCTATATATCCAATGGTTGGGGGAACTGCTGCCTTGCATAAATGGAATTTAAAAGACCCACAAGATACTAATGCAGCGTTTAGGTTAGTATTTTTAGGTGGTTGGACACATAGTTCTAATGGTGCGCTACCAAATGGTACGAACGGTTATGCTGATACTTTTTTAACTCCAAATATTTCATTATCTCAAAACAGTACTCATGTTTCTTATTATAGCAGAACTCAAAGCAATGGAACTGAAATTGAAATTGGAAGCGCAACAGCAAATAACTTCGGAGACCCTCGTACATTACTTGAAATAAGAACGAGCGGAATAACTTATTATGCTGTAAATTCACAAGGTACTTATATATCTTATTCAGATGCGGATAGCAGAGCGTTTTATATTGGTAATAGAACAGCTTCAAATGTTGTAAACGGTTGGAGAAATAGCACAAAGGTAGCAACAGGAACAACAGTAAGTTTTGGATTAAGTACAAGAACTTTTTGGCTTGCAGCTTTAAATTCTGGTGCTACACCTTTATATTCTACAAAACAATGCGCTTTTGCATCTATCGGTGACGGCTTAACAGATACAGATGCAGCAAATTTTTACACAGCCGTGCAGGCATTTAACACAACTTTAGCAAGACAAGTATGACATACGTAGGACTATTAACAGAATCGCAAAAAGATAGCTTAGTTGGTCAGCTTTATGATGAAGACAGCTATTTTAACCCAATTCAGGATATTGATAACAACTGGATAATTTCATTTGAAGAGATGGAATTTTGCGTTAATCCTGAATTTATGTGGGTAAAAGATTTGCCGATAATCGAATATAAACCAAAGCCATCGCCACCATTTCCGCCTTTATAATGCTATACCTTATAACACTATCAATTTTTGCAGCATTTGCAATTAAGTTTTTGCACTATTGCATTGGTTCACCTATTCAGGGAGAATATTATTCTGGGCGTATATTTTCCGCTTACGGCAAGTTTATTTCTAAATTATATTTAGACTTCGAAGCCAAAGAAAAAAACCGCGTATGGGCAAAATATAACGCGTGGAAGCAAAAACGCGATAAGGAACTAAACG